TACAACACGTAATGTAATTGTTTATAATATGACCCAACCATCGTTGGGTGCATCAGCAATTACTTATAATGCCGATAATGATGAAACTACAGTTGTATTAACATATGACACTGGAGCTGCTGGGCATCAATCGGGAGATACTCTTCAAATTTTTGCTGAGCAAGATACAGTAAAATTTGAACCCGCTGAGTATCTGATTGATCCTGTTAGCAAACTGCGTGTATCGCAACCAAACACTCTGATTGATACGGACTTTGAATATGGTCTGCAATCTACTAAATGGGAAACACTTGAAAGATGTAATAACGTTCCATCATTCTATTCAGTTGCTGGCGATACAAGTATTTCTAATATCACTGCTATTACTACAAATGGTGGTAGAGAAGTTACTGTAACTACTGCAAGTGCTCATGGTTTAACGACAGGTATTCCTATTGATATTCGTGGTATTACCTCAATTACTGTTGAAGGTACTTGGTTGATCCGTAAAACAACTGACTATCAATTCACTTTCGAAACTCCTTTTACTCAGTTAGGAACAACTTCAGTTCCAGTTTCAATCTTAACTCCTTACTCTACTATTATTGTTGGTAGATTTTACGTTAACTCTGTACTCAACTTAGATAATAGTGTAACAGTTGATGAAGGTCCTATGGTGACCGATGGTGTATCACCTGCCAGCACCATTTCTGTAACTACATCATATGATCACGGATTTGTAACTGGTTCGCCATTCTACCTTACAAACTCTCTTGGTAATATTTCCGTAAACTTTGACCCAGCATCTTTCTCGGTCGGCGGTAATATTGAAGATAGAACTTCATTTGATTATGATACAGGTTTCTTCAACCCTTATGAGCCAATTCATGATGGTTGTACCCTTAAAAAAATTCCCGCAAACTTTATTGATAGCAACACTGGTGCTACAATATCAACAACTGGATCTATTGCTACATTTACACTGACCACAACAGGTAACCCAGCACTGCTTGCGGGTCATACAATTACTGGTACTGGTGTTGCACCTAACACCATTATTTTAAGTGGTTCTGGTAATACTTGGACAGTTAATATTTCACAAACTACAACTAATGGTCCTCTGACTGCATCTTTCCCAACTGCTGGTTTTATCAGAATTGATAATCACGGATTGGAAAATGGAGATCCACTTTGCTACATTGGTACTACTCATACCACTAGTCCACAAATTCTTGCGGTATCATCAGGATACTTCCAAATTGCTTCTGGTAATCTTCCATCCTATAATAATGATGGTACTGGCGGTGCAAACGCATCTGGTTGGTTATATGCTGCAGTAATTGATGAAGATCATATCAGAGTTGCTACTAACCCCAAAGATGCTTATGATCGTACCAATTTAATTTCATTCTCAAGTTTTGGTGGTAACTCCACTGCAACTCTGTTCTTCGGTCTGATGAACAAGAGAGGATATGAAATTCAATCAAGCATTTTTTCTATTCAAACGATTGCATCTTCTTCCGAAGTAAGAGTAGCATTCCCTGCTGGTACTACTTGCAAGTCTCTGAATATTTACCCAGAGATGCAAATTTCACTGAACAACACTGGCGTATCTTCACTTGATGGTGTCTATGTTGTCAAAGAGTATCCTGTAACTTCTAATTTTACTAACGATATTTTTAATGAAAATGATACTCACTTTATTATGGAGGGTCCAACAAACTCTTCTGGCAACTTTGCCACACAAGCATCTAGCGTAACATATTCATTCTCTGGTTCCGCTGCTTCTGTAAATACTATTTTAACTCTCAGTAGCTATGAAAGATCCATTCAACCAACTTCAATTACTGCAGTTTCTGGTAGCACTGTAACTATCAATGGTGTTTCTGCTCTTGGTGATGGCACTAATCCTTATCGTGTAGGTTCTGTTGTAAGATTTACTGCATTAGGTTCATTGACTGGAGTAACTCCTAACTTAGATTATTTCATCTCTGCAGTAGGAGCACTTAGTTCAGGTTCTGTAACTCTTACACTTTCTACTACGCATCCAACAATTGCAACAACTGCTGTAACTCTTGGTGGTACAACTAGTGCTGGAACCTTTACTGGTAGTATTACTGGTAATACTTTAACTGCTGGTTCTGTAACTGGATATGTTCAAGTAGGACAATTAATTACTGGTACTGGTATTGCTGCTGGTACAGTTATTACTGGATTTGGTAGTGGCACTGGTGGCGCTGGTACTTATTTTGTAAATACTCAGCAAACAGTAACCAGTACTGCAATGACTGTTTCTGCTAACTTGAAAATTTATACTAATGGTATTCGTGCTCAAGTACATTCTGGTGCTAATTCTTGGCAGAACCACACAAGAATGTCCATTCATGATTGGTCTTCCTTGACTGGTAAAATGTTTACTCGTGAAGCAATTTCCAATACAGGACATTCCATCTATATCAAAAATCACGGTCTTTCAAACGGTCAACCATTGATGTTTGTTGGTGGTGGTAATGGATTTGTAAACTCTGCTGGTAGTGGTACTGCAGTTGCTTCTAACTATGCTATTTTAAACGAATCTGTAAACCAAGGTTATGTTTATTTCGTTTTAGTAACAGATAGAGATAATTTCACACTTTGGACCTCTGAACCAGATGGATTTACTGGTGCATATGGTGGTTGGGTAACTACACCAACTGTTGGTGGAACTATGGGTACATTGAGTGGTAACGTTGCTCAAGTAGTTTTAAGTCCAACTGGTTCACCTTCAGTTCTTCCAATCACTCAGTCTGGTGGTATCTATCAACTCCATCCTGGTTTTATGGTTGGTAACTTTAGCTATAATACCAACTCCGTTTCTCAAGGTAGAGATCGTGTTATCTCTAATCAAGGAAAACTTCCTGCCTGGTTGACTGATAATGCTCCTGTTATTGTTAAATCAAACGTAGGTGCTACTGTTCCAACTAACGTTGGATTTACTCCAAATACTTATGCTTGGTATAATAAGTACTTTACAAGAGGTGTTCAAGAAGCAATTACTAACGTAACTTCGTTTAGTGGTGGTATTAGTGGAACTACTCTTACAGCAACTACAATGACCTATGGCGCTCTGCAAGTAGGTCAAGAAGTAACTGGAACTGGTGTAACTGCTGGTACATTCATCACTTCATTTGTCACTGGTACTGGTCAAAATAACGGTGGTACTTATACCGTTAATATTTCACAAACTGTTGCTGGCGGCACAACTTTAGTTGCATATCAAAAATCAGAAATGGCAACTTCAGGTAAAGGTGAATTTGGTATTTCAATTGTGCAGAATGGTCAACCCATTGACTTCGGTGGCAGTCCAACTCCTGGTACTTCAACAGCGACTGCTCCTGCTAAGTTCTTCTGCACAAGAATTGTAGAAAATCTATATTCCAACTCGTTCTTCCTACCATTCCACGGCGGCACTATTGGACAAAGAACAAATTATGTAACTGGCGCATTTGCTGGATCTACTGATACATCACCTGTTCTCCCAGTAGCAACAGGATATCCAAAACCAGCATTTGATTATGTAACTGACCGTTATAACATTAGGTGGCCAAGAATCAGTCTGTTTATGTCACAGACAGGTACTGCTGGACAAGGTACTACAACCTTTACTGGTAACGTTTGGGGTACTGGTAACGTAGCATATTCTTCAATGCCTGTTGCTGCTGGTGGTGCTACTAACGCAATTTCTTCAGGTTCTGCTGGTGTTCTCGGAACAACCAAGTATAATATGGTTCCAGTAACCAATGATATCTTCAAGATTACTCAAACTGGTTCTACATTCCTGCCAACAGGTCAACCAACAATTCAATTTACAATTAACTCTTCACAATCAATTTCTTATGGTGCGTTCAACAACGCAACTGTAGGTACAAGAGGTACTTCATCTGCTGGTGGTCCTTTAGGTGTAACAGCGTTTAAGTTTGCTACAACTTCTTCTGCTAAAATTCCTAACTCCAATAGTAACAGAATTATTGTTCCTATTCAGAAAATGTCATTCTTAGAGAATGATCTGGTACGTTATGATACAAGTGGTGGTACTGAAATTGCTAGTTCATTTACTGGTATTTCAGGTCTTCAAAATGGACAAGTTTATTCCATTAAGAACGTTTCATTAAAAACTCCTATTGCAACTTCATTAAATACAGCAAGAACATTAAGCGCAACTGCAACTGTATTTGATCTTGATACCAGCGTTACTGAAGTATTTACTGGTTCTATTGCAGGTAATACTTTAACTGTAACTGCAGTAACTACAGGAGTACTTCAAGTTGGTATGGTTATTACTGGTACTGGTATTACTGCTGGTACTGTTGTAACTGCATATGGTACAGGTCTTGGTGGTGTTGGTACTTATACTGTCAATGGTCAATCACAAACAGTATCTTCCACAACAATTCAAGGTATCACGTCAGTTAATATTCTAGCAGGTGATATTCTTCAAATTGGTACTGATGGTATTGAACAAGTTTTCGTACTTCCTCCTGCAACATTTACTGCAACAATTTCTGGCACTACTTTAACAGTATCTGCTGTATCTGGAACTCTTGCAGCAAACCAATTAATTACAACTTCTGGACTTACCTCAAATCCATTACAAACTGTTGTTGATAATACTACGATTGTAAGTCAGAGTAGTGGTACTCCTGGTGGTGTTGGTGTTTATGTAATCAACAATGCTCAAACAATTTCAACTGCAACTAATATGACTGCTTCTTCTGGAGGCAATCAAATTACTGTAACCAGAGGTTATGGTGGTACAATTCCCACAATTATTCCAGAAGGAACACCAATTTATAAACTCTACGGTTCATTCCAATTGTACTCACAAGTACTTCTGCAACCAAGAGCACTTGGTTTTGGTATTACTCTTGGGCAGATTGATGCTACCAATATGATCTTCCACTTTGGTGGTACTGTAGCTTCTTCTGGTACTCCAAAAGCACACAACCTGCGTACTGGAGATCCATTGCTTCTGTCATCTGGTGGTGGTGGTATTGTTGATCCATTTACTGGTAGTACTATTACTACTGGCATAACAGTTTTTGCTATTGTACTTACTGACTTTGCATTCAAGATTGCTCCTACAAGAGAAGCAGCATTCTCTGACTTCTCAATGACCATTACAAACGTTGCTACATCATTCACTACAATTGTAGATACAATTCCTCTGAAGTCATATGTAAATATCTCTGATGTCACACATAAACTTCTGAACGTTTCTTCTACTGGTTCTATTGACGGTCCTTATAATGCATCTTCCGTAACCACAAGAAAAGTTAATCTGAGACCACAAACAAATACATCTCTGACAATTAATGCTAGAGATTTAACATTCAACCCAGCAAAAACTCTTAACCAAAAAACAGGTCAGTTCTTGTATGGCGGTCACGGATTTTCAACTGGTTCGAGAGTAATCTACTCTAGAAATAATAATCCATTTGAGATTGGTAGAGAGAGGCAAAAGAATTATCAGATTAATAACGTAACTAGAGTACAGCAGGCAACTGCAACTGGTACTCCTGGACTTGCAACTCTGACATTCACTGCACCACACGGTCTGACGATTGGTCAAATTTATCAAGCACAATACATCAATATTGATGGTACTGGTGCTACAACTGAAACGTTTGATGCTGTAAGTGTTCCTGTATACGTTAGTTCAACAACTCAAGTTCAATACATCAGTCCTATTTCAAACAGTGTAGTAGGTTCTACAAGTGTAACTGGTACGATGTCTTTGAGAGGAACTAATCATCCTCAGCTTGGTTATAATGCACTTTATGATCTTGATCTGACTGCTGCTCCTTCAGGAAACGGCGCAACCGTAACTTATACCTTTGCAAATACATATGAAGAAGCTTTCGCAGTTGGTGATAGTGTAAACGTAACTGGTGTTCTGGTTGCTGGTAGCACTACTAATGGATACAATGGAACCTTCAAGGTTACTAATTGTACTACTACAACTGTTACTGTAACAAATACAACAACTGGTGGTTCACCTTCAATTACTGCTACTGGATGTTCTGTAAGAGGTACTTATTATGTAATCAGAGATAGCTTTGATCTGTTCCGTCTTGCAAGAACAAAAGCAAATTCTTTTGCTGGTATTGCAATTGCTAACTACTCTACAACTGGTTCTAACCAGATTGTACCAGCACAATTCAATATTCACACAATTCAAAGAACTTCTGGTGTAACTACAGTTACAACTGGTCAGCAGAATGGTGGGGTACTTGGTCACAACTTAGTAATTGGTATGGTTTATAATGCATCATTCATTGATATCAACTGCGGTGGTGCTTATATTTCTGGTTCTACTGTAGTTCCTTATAACTCAATGAATGCAAGTAATATACAAATTACTGTAACTACAACTACTCAGTTTACATATTCCAATCCTGGTCCTGATATTCCATCAACAAACATTGGTACTACCAATACACCAATTCTTGGTACAATGACCATTTCTGGTGTAAATGAAACTGGACATAAACTGATTTCATTCCAAGTAGCTGGTGAAACGATGGGTAATGGTACTGCTACCATTAACTCTAAGGATGCTCTCCTGACTGATCCAACTAGTACATCAAACAATATTAGACCAGCGACTGAAAGAATTGTTCTCACTTCACACGGGTTCCAAACTGGTGATCGTGTTATCTATCGCGTATGGGCGAATGGTACTCCAATTCTTGGTCTGGCTAATGGTGGTGAATATTATATCAATAACACAGTCAACCAAATTTCATCAGGTCCTTTGGTTCGTGGTGGTACTGAAAGTGGTCAAACTGCTAACCAGTTCTCACTTCACAACTCTTGGGTGGGTGCTTATACAAACACTGACCTAGTTGATATTCTTGGTGGTGGTACTGGTAACGTACACCAATTCAAGATTTCTAACCCAACATTGAAAGGAACAACATATAAAGGCGAGTGGTCTTCAGGAGATAACTATTTCTACGGCGATATTGTTCTTTTCCGTAGTCAGTATTTTATGTCTAATAATGGTGTAGTTACTACTGCTGGTACTTTTGCTAATAACAACCAACAGCCTGTAAGAAATGATGGTTTATTTAATAATAACTGGCAAGAAGTTCCAAACCTTCCCGCATACTCTTCAAGATTCCTTGCTCAGTATAAAGGTGGTGATATACTGAAACTTAGTAATACAGTTCCTTCAAGAACCGTACCATTTGCATTCAGTGCTGTATCAACAACAACTGGTATCTTTAGTGTAAGTAGTCACAGATTAACAACTGGTGATGCTGTAATCTATCGTGTAAATGCTGCTGGTGGTAACAATAGTAATGCATCAACACTTTCTAACATTTATGGTCAAGTTAATGGTACTGGTGATTTCCCGATGAAACCACAGGCAGGAAATAATTCTGCCACAAATAATGATAAACTAATTGCTGATTATGTTTACTATGTAAACGTACTTGATACTTCAAACTTTACTCTGCATACATCACTATCTGGTGCTATTGCTGGTCAATCTTACACTTCAACAGCACTTAATACAATCTCTGGTGCTGGTTTCACATTCTCTAGTGTTTCTGGTTCTAGAACTGCTGCTGGTCTTGTAAGTATCACAACTGGTGCTCACGGTTTACAAATAGGTGCTACTTACCTTGCTTCTATCAACGTTGATACTGCTGGTTTTGAAAACTATGATGCTTATAATGTAACGATCAACGTACCTAGCTCTACGGTAATTACATATCAAACAAACATTCTGAGTGCAAACTCAGGTACAATCACTGGTACATTCCGTCTGATTGATCAAACTGATCTGGTTGTTCCTGGAGCACCGACTAATACTGTAGCATATAATGGTCTTGGTTCTTATCATAGACTTGAAAAACTTGAAGGGCAAGTTTACGAACCAATTATTATTGCGGTTAATAGTGATACTGAAATGGTTATCACTGATCCATACCCATCCAGACAGTTCACCTTCAACCCTCAAGGTACATTTAATTCACCATCAGGTACTCAGTTACCAAATGTTAACTTAACGAATGGTGATTTTTATATTCCATCTCACGGAATTATGACTGGTACTAAAATGTACTATTCTCCTGGTTTAAATATTGGTATCAGACTTGGTAATATAACTGCTGGTGGTACTTATTATGCAATTAAAATTAATGATGATGTAATTCGCCTTGCTACATCACTTTCTGATGCTCTCTTAATGGTTCCAGTTATCCCAACTAACACTGGCGCTGGTTTCTATCACTATATCGTAGTTGCAACTCCTGCTGGTTCTACAAATATTCGTTATAATACAAGTGGAGCTCTAATTGGAGATACTCAGGGTTCTGGTACTCAGTTTGCGGGTATCGCATCTTCAAACTATTATAGTAGTCAAACTTCTGCTAATATCAGTCCTGGTGTTCTTCAAGGTTTGAATTTCCTTTATCCTACCAGTGTTTATGCAAGAGCAAATTGCATCAATCTTCACAGACCATTTGATGGTGGTGTTGAACTTCAAAATGCTAAGAACCCACAGACACAAGTTATCCGTCAGACACGTAAATACTTCCGTTATCAGTCTGGTAAAGGTCTGCAATATTCTAGTGGTATTAACTTCAGTCCATCAATTGATGTTTCATACATCACACACGATGGAACTACATATGCAACTCTTGTTAGCAGAAAAGCTCATAACTTCTCCGCTGGTAATAGAATTAAAGTTGAAGGTGTGGCAGTAACAAGTGGTGTTGCAACTCCTTATACAAATCCAGCAAACGGTCTATACTTTACCGTATTTGATACTCCTGATGAATTCACACTTCGTTATGCTACTAATGGTGTGCCAGCTGATTTAGCACCATCAGGATATCCAGATCTCTTCCCATATGAGTGGACTGATGCTTCTGTTCGCGCTGGTATGTTTGACGACCAAAATGGTATGTTCTTTGAATTTGATGGTCAAAATCTCTATTGTGTAAGAAGATCTTCTACGGCTCAACTTGCTGGATTTGTATCAACAACATTTAATAGCAATGTTATTACTGGTGTTGATACTAGATTTACTAAGCAATTAGTTGCTGGTGATTATATTGTGGTTCGTGGACAAAGTTATAAAGTAACTTCTGTAACTTCAAATACTACCATTAATATTTCTCCTGCATATAGAGGTGCTGCTGGTACAAGATTGATTTTAACTAAAACTGATGAATTGAGAATTCCACAATCTTCTTGGAATATTGATAAGTGTGATGGAACTGGAATTAGTGGATTTAGATTGAACATCAATAGAATGCAAATGGCATATATGGATTACTCCTGGTATGGTGCTGGTAGAGTTCGCTTTGGTTTCAAAGATACTCACGGTAAAGTATTCTATGTTCACGAATTTGTTCACAACAACAAAAAAACTGAAGCATACTTACGTTCTGGTAACCTCCCCGCACGTTATGAAATTCTGAATGGTAACAACCCAACATATTCACCATCACTCTACCATTGGGGTGCATCGGTAATTATGGATGGTGGATTTGAGGATGACAAAGCGTATCTGTTTACTGCTGCTTCAGGTTCTGGTGGTTCTGATATTATTACAGTTCCTTCAGCACTATTTGGTACTCAGGTTCCAATCATCTCAATGCGTCTGGCACCTTCTGTAGATAGTTCTTTGGTTGGCGCTCTTGGTTCACGCGACCTGATCAACAGAATGACACTGAAGCCTAACTCTTGCGGTATCGTTATTACTAACACTAACAACAGAGCCTGCTCTGTTCGCCTGATTCTGAACGGTAACCTCTCACAGTCTGCATACTTCACGAACTACGGTTCACCTTCACTGACCCAAGTAATTAAGCACACTGGTGCTATCAACGATACCATCTCTGGCGGTACAGTTGTATTTGAATTCCGTGCTGCTTCTGGTGCATCGGTAACTCAAGATCTGGGTCAACTGATTGAACTTGGTAACTCAATTATGGGTGGTGATTATGTATATCCTAACGGTCCTGATATTCTGTCTATGGCGGTCGTACCAACAGATCCTACTGCTGGTACTGCTGGCAATACATTCGTAACTGCACGTCTTACTTGGACTGAATCACAAGCGTGATTTTTTCTGAAAACTGAATCAAGGAGGGGGGAAACCCCCTCTTTTTTTATAAATACTTTTATAGGAATATTATAACCCAATGGCACGTCCATCATCACGCCAACAATTAATTGATTATTGTCTGAGAAGATTAGGTTTTCCAGTATTGGAAATTAATATAGACGATGATCAAATTGAAGATCTGGTGGACGATGCTGTGCAATTTTTTCAAGAACGTCACTTTGATGGTAACATTCGTACATTTTTAAAATATAAAATTACACCTGAAATTACAGCGGCTGCAAAAACAAATAAAACTATTACAGTATCTGGTGCAACTCCAGCAATTCTTTATGAGCAGAATAACTATGTACCAATTCCTGATCATATCCTAAGTATTCAACAAGTATATGCTCAGGATAACAGTGTGTCTTCTGTATCAGGAAATATTTTTAGTATGAAATATCAGTTATTTTTAAATGATTTTTATAATTTTGGTTCGATGGAAATTTTAAACTATTATATGATTAAAAGTTATATGGAAACTCTTGATTGGGTAATTTCAAACTTTAAACCAGTACGTTGGAATAAGAGAGAAAATAAATTATGGATTGATACTGATTGGGATCAACTATCATCAGGAAATTATTTGATTATTGATTGTTATAGAATGCTTGATCCAAATGAAAGCACAGAAATTTGGAATGATGTATGGATGAAGAGATATCTTACTGCACTGATTAAACGTCAATGGGGACAAAATCTTATCAAATTTAAAAACGTTGCATTACCTGGAGGCGTTACATTAAATGGCAGAGAAATTTATGAAGACGGTGACAATGAAATTCAGCAAATTATGGCAGAGTTCCAACTGGCAGCAGAACTTCCACCATTGGATATGATAGGATAATGGCAAGAAATCTTTACTTCACTCAAGGTACTAAGGGTGAACAAAATTTAGTTCAAGATCTTATTGATGAGCACATCAAGATTTATGGTATTGAATGTTATTATATTCCCAGAAAAATTTATGAAGATAAACTTTGGAAGGATATCTACTATTCAGAGTTTAAAGATAGTTATCTAATTGAAATGTATCTTGAAAACTTTGAAGGATTTGGTGGCAAAGGAGATATCCTTTCTAAGTTCGGATTAAAAGTTAGTGATGAAATTACTCTCACAGTATCACGTCGTCGTTGGAAAGATTTTGTAGATCTTTCTACTAATAAAATTGTACAAGGAAGACCTAATGATGGTGACCTTATTTTCTTCCCATTAAATCAAAACGTATTTGAAATTAAATTTGTAGAAAATCAAAGTCCTTTCTATCAATTAAATAAATTATACATCTATACTTTGACGTGTGAAATATTTGAGTATGGTGATAGTATCTTTGATACTGGAAATGCTCAAATTGATAATCTTGATAAAGAAAGTGGAGACTATCCTATCATTCTCAATGTTGGTGGTACTGGAAACTTTACTCCAGGAGAAAAAATTGTCGGGTCTAAATTTACGGCAACTGCTTCTGGAGTATTGGTAGATAATTATCTTGGAACTATTACAATAACTTCGTCTGGTTCTGGATATGTAACTCCACCAGTAGTTTCTGTTTACAGTGCTCAAGGCAACTTTATTGATAATGGTTCTTGCACAATTTCTGGCGGTAAAGTTAAGCAAATAACTGGTCCAACAGCAATTTATACATTCTCTGGTGTTCCTTCAATTCTTCTTGGAGCATCACCACAAGATTCAACTGCAAGTGTTGCTACTTGGGATCCTGATAATAGAACTGTCACTGTTGTTTATACTAAAGGAGACTTTGCTGACGGAGAACTTATTAGAGGAGAGACCTCCAAATCTGCTTGGAGAATTACTAGCACTGATGATATTGATACTAGTGTTGGAACCGATTACTCAGAAAATAGACAGATTGAAGATGTTGGAAATCTTCTTATTGATTTTTCTGAAAGTAATCCATTTGGTAATTATGGAGATATGGAGGAATTATTCTAATGTTAGGAAATTATTTTTACCACAAAATTATTAGAAAAACAGTTTCCACATTCGGTACACTGTTTAATAATGTACAAATTAAAACATATGACGGTCAAGCAAAATTCATAAAGCAGGAAAAAGTTCCTTTGGCATATGGACCTATGCAAAAATTTCTTGCTAGATTAAAGCAAGCTCCAGATATTGATAAAAATTTTACTATCAATGTACCAAGATTGTCATTTGAGATGACAGGAATTTCGTATGATGGCGGTAGAAAAGTTCCGCCTATTCAAAAGAATAGAATAGTTAATGAGGAGACTAAAGGATATGATGTGCAGTATATGCCTGTTCCTTATAATGTAGAATTTGAGTTAGGTATCATTACGAAATCGCAAGATGATGCTTTACAAATTCTTGAACAAATTCTTCCATTTTTTCAACCACAACTGACTGTAACTATTGAAATAATTCCAGAAATGAATGAAACTCGTGACATTCCAATTATATTAAATAGTGTTGACTTTAATGATGACTATGAAGGTGATTTAATGGAACGCAGAATTATTACCTATACATTAAGATTTACAGCAAAAACTTATCTGTATGGTCCTATTAGTTCTGGTGACATCATTAAAAAATCTATTGCCAATATTAATATTGGTAATAAGGTTACTAATGCTAAGGTTCTTAAATATCAAGTAGAACCAGAAGCAATTACAGATTTAAATAATGATAATGTTGTGAATGCTTCTGATACAGCATTACTTACACCAGAAGATGATTTTGGATTTAACGAAGGTGTGACCTATTATGGACAATAAATTTCAAGAGAATATGGAAAACATTTTTGATATTGAAGCAGTAAAGACGGAAACAGAAGTTGTTTCTGAAAATTCTGTCGTGGAAAATATAGATGATATTGATAGTGATTATAAGTATGCTCGTACTGAGTTATATGAATTGATTAAAAAGGGACAAGTTGCTATTGATGAATTGATTGATGTTGCTCGTAGTAGCAATCATCCTAGAGCATATGAGGTTGCTTTTCAAGGAATTAAAAATGTTGCTGACATTACAGATAAGTTAGCAGACCTTCAAAAGAAAATGAAAGATATTAAGGCAGAAGATAAAAAATCTAATCCAACTATCGTTAATAATACTATGTTTGTTGGATCAACTGCTGACCTTGCGAAGATGTTAAAGAACGCTTCAAAAAACCTAAATAATCAATAAACGGAAAATTAGAATGAGAACCAGATTACTTGGAACGCAAGTAGCATTATCAACAACTAGTGGTAATACTTTTACTAATGCTACTGTACTTAGATTAATTAATACTGCAACTAGTGGTGTAACTATTACTTTAAATGAAAATGATGACACAACTTTAGTGGGAGTTATAACTCTTTCTGCTGGTCAAGTAGAATTTTTAGAAAAAGATTCTGACCAAAGAGTTCGTGGTAACACTGCAGTTTATGGCAATAAGGTGGCGTATACTCACTAATGGCACAATTTAATAAGGTATTACAAACTTTTCTTGGTCAACAAAAATCACTTTATGAAGTGATGATGCTTGCCAATAAAGATGGAGACCCAATTAACCAAGCAAATCCACTTCATGTTTCTCTGGGAGCAGAAAGTATTACAATTACTGGTTCTGCAGGAAGTTTTTATTCCTTCAACAATCACGCAACAAATACAAATCGTGGTTGGACTATGGATGATACAATGAGACCTGTAATCAGTATTAGAGTGAATAGTTCTGGAACTACTACATCAGACTTGACAGAAATTACAGAATATGAAATTGGAAATAATAATGCAAGTCAAAGCACTATCATCTATGAGTGGTATGAGGGTGATATTAATATTGCTGGAGCAGCAATTCCTGCTTGGAATTCACTAGGAACAAAATTACAATATAGAATATATCAAGATAAGTATAGTAGTAATGCAGGAAATACCTTCACACAAAATAGTTCTGTTATGAGACATAGTGGAGTTATTATTGGAAAAAATACTTCTGGTGATGAAGGACCATCAACTATGCATGGTGGAGCATCTCCAAATATGCTTACACTTTGTATGAAAAGAGTTGATAACTCAACAAAATTAGATGTTTGGTTTGCTTTTACTTGTAAGGAATTATTATGAAAAAAATAGTTCCTACCGAAAAAGAAATTGCTCGGCAACATGGAGTTTCTGTTAAATATGTTATACGTCAGGCAGAGATTGGTTCTACCGTTGAGCGTGAGCATGTAACTACGCATGAAGAAGCTTACGGTATTGCCCTTCAGCATATTATGGAGTTCCCCGATTACTACAAACATTTACTACCTATGGAAAAACAACTTAAATCAGAGTGGAAGAAGAAAGACCCGATTAAAGAAAATCATATTGCCATTGCTATGGGCCAAATGCTTGATGATGAAGGTAGTATGATCATCAATCAACTTGATGAAATTGAGCGTTATGTACAAATGCTTCGTGGAGTTATCACTGGACCTGAGATGCAAGTACCTGGATGGGTTCAGTCAAAGGTAACTTTAGCAACAGATTATTTGAATACTGTTGCAAATTATATGTCAAGTAAGAACGAAGAAGTTCAATTGGATAAGTTATCATTCAAAGAATTCACGGAAATTTGCGAAGGTGCTGCCTGGACTAAAAGTTCAGGAAAAAATAAAAATGGTGGTCTCAATGAAAAAGGAAGAAAATCTTATGAAAAAGAAAATCCTGGTAGTGATTTAAAAGCACCATCAAAAGAAGTTGGTAATTCTCGTAGGTCTTCATTCTGTGCGAG